TCCAAAAATTGGAGCAGGTTTAGCAGGTGGTCATTGGCCAACTATTAAACAAATGATTAATGATGGATTTACAGACTGTAATGTTACGGTTGTCCAGTTTTCAAATTAAAAAACTTAACAAAATGTGATTTTTGCTACATTTAACCGGTTAAGATCCGATTATGTAGGTTAAAACCAGCATAAAATGTGATTTTTTCACAAAAAGATGGATTAAGACATCATTAGAAAGGATAAGGGGTAAAAATTGCCACATATGTTGAACATAAATGTAAACCTATAAGCTTACAAAACAGTTGAAAATTTAAACTTGTAGCCTTAAATAACAAGAACAATGAGTGAAGAACAAGAAACAGGATGGATAAGTGCTCTTATTAAGTGTGACTTATGTGGACATGAATCATTGTCAGTACACCATGAGTCATGTGATAAACTTGAGTGTGCTAATTGTGGACGTATGTCTCACTATGAAGTTTTAGAATATTATACAAATGAAGAACTATGAAACTAAATCAAGAAGACCGTAGAGAAGAAATGGGTGGTATTACAACTGCTTTATTGCTCATAGCTGTTACTATATTTGCTATTGGAGCAGTATTACAAGTAATTTTTAACTTATTTTAAGATGGAAGATTATCCAAAATGGGTAAACAATTTTGTTTACTTTTTAGCAGGTATTGGCTTCGGTCATATATTATTTAACTTTATACTCTAAACTATGCCAGATATTACAATGTGTCCTGGTACTAATTGTCCAGTTAAAGACAAGTGTTACAGATTCACTGCTAAAGCAAATGAATGGGGTCAATCATATTTTATGAGTGCTCCAGGTAAAACAGTAGATGACAAGTTTACTTGTGATAATTACTGGGGTGAAGGTGGTGAAGAAATATGGAGTAAATCAGAAAATAAAGATGGGAAAGATAATTCTTGAGTTTGACTCTATTGAAGAAAAAGAAGATGCAAGAGATGCATTAGATGGTCCTAGATGGAAATTGGCTGTTTGGGATCTTGACCAAAAACTACGTGAGATAACCAAATATGGTTATGTTGACAAGAAAGAAGCTACTGATCAAGAAAGAGATTTAGCTGATAGACTTAGAAAAGAATTGAGAGGAATATTAGAAGACTATAATTTAAATCTAGAATAGTATGAATGTAAACAAGAAAGACTACAAAGTAGTAGAGGTACAGAATGGTTATACAACCAAGTATGCTGTAAAGAAGAGAATCTTCTGGTTGTTCTGGAAGACCATTAAAAACAGTGCAGGATTTGATATGCAGTATGACACAAAGAGAGCTGCGCAATCTTACATTAACTTTCTAAAGTGATAATTTCTACATGTGTTAGGAAGGTACAGCGGATTAAGAGATTATGTCAGTTGTAGAAAAAGTCACTAGAAAGAGTATGATTATTAGACCGAGTGGAAGGAGCACTGATTACATTGCTCCTTCTTTTGGTCATGGCTGTTTGTATAACTGTACCTACTGTTATATGAAGAGACATAAGCCGGAAGGATTATCTGTAGCTAAGAATACCATGGATATCTTGACAGAAATCAATTCCCATGCATTCTTTGCAGATGTAGAAAAGCCAAATCAAACTGGAGATTATATTACATATGATATCAGTTGTAATGAGGACTTTGCTCTACATGCTAAGTATCATGATTGGAAAACAATCTTTAAGTTCTTTAGAGATCACCCTCTTGCTATGGGTTCATTTGCTACCAAGTATGTAAACAATGAGTTACTAGATTTTAATCCTGAAGGTAAAGTTAGAATTAGATTTAGTCTAATGCCTTATGAGTTATACCGGCATCTTGAACCTAATACAAGTACAATTAATGAAAGACTAATGGCTATACCAAGATTTTTAAATGCTGGTTATGATGTGCACTTAAACTTTAGTCCTGTTATTGTACATGACAATTGGTTAAAACATTATGAAGGTTTATTTAGAAATGTTGCATTTATGGCAAAAAGACATGGATGGGACCTTACAAGAGTTAAAGCTGAGGTAATCTTTTTAACTCATAATGAAGAAAAGCATTGGTATAACGTAGCAAATAAATTACCAGGTGAAGAATTTTTGTATGTACCGAAAATACAGGAGTCTAAGACTTCCCAGTACGGAGGAAATAATCTTAGGTACCAACATAGGAGGAAGTCTGACTACATTAAACAGTTTAAATCACTACATGATGAAGTCATTCCTTGGAATACCATCAGATACATCTTTTAAAATGGAAAAGAAAATAATGGATGAAATGCTGGCACTGTCAGCACAGATTGCAAAAGAACATTATGAATTAACAGATAATGTAGATAGAAACTTAAACTATCTGTGGTATATGTACCACAAGGGTAGTAAAGTTGGGACATTCCGTCCTTTTGTATATATGGCAGAGTTACAACTGCTGAAGAGAATGGGCTACATTAATGATACTGAGATAAAAAACATGATTGCAATGTTAGAATCTTCAGATGAAGAGAACCTGCACATGGTTACTCTATCAATTAAAAGCTTTAGAGATCTAAGAGTAAAGGAACATGGTGAATATAGTAAAGTGAATAAGGCATATACAAAGATTGCCAAAGATTATCCACATGAAATACTTAATCATGAAGTATTTATGAAAACAATGTCTCCCGCAAATGGCTAATCTAATTAAAGAACATATTATTGCAGAGATAAGAGATGGTAATAAGAATATTCAGGATATGCTTCCAGAAACTATAGCAAAGTATGTAAAAATAAGATATAAGTGTTCTACATATATTGCCAAGACAATTGCAAAAGAATTAACAAATGACAGAAAATGAATTAACAGGTTTAGGCTTTAATAAAGTAGAAGTCAATGACTTAGAGAGTCAAAATGGATATGATTATTATTATTATACTCTTGACATATTTAACAATCTTACTTTAATTTCAGTAGATAATGATAGAGTACAAGATGAAAATTGGTATGTGTATAATCTAGATTGGCCAGATCAGTTTAGACTTCAGACAAAGGATCAAGTTCTTCAATTCCTGAGTTCTGTAGGTCACTTTGTTTCATGAGTTTAGCTTTCTCAGATAACATTGCAGATAGAATAAGAATAGAACCTGATTCCCAAGCCTCATCTATTTCTTTAGATAACAGATCAAATGGCATAGTAGTCTTTAATATTTCTCCTGTACGGAGATGTATTTTACTGCCTGCATCAGGATTTCTGGGATTGACAAAAGATATTCTTGTTATGTGAGTAACATTCAGGTGCTCAATATATGGGCCCTGCTCATCTTTGAATTCAATTGGTAGAAACATTAGACTATTTGGTTACCTTCTATTTTGTAATTGCTAACTTGTACTAAGTTACCATTTCTTTTTAGAATAGCAAATCCATGATTCCATTCATTTATTTCTAAATATTCTGGAGTAAGTTCACACAAACAACCAAGACTATAGCCACGGATTGTTGTAGAGTCTTCAGGACCATATACTCTCTGTGAGCTAGAACTTGTTTTGTGAAAGTGATTTACAAGGCAGTTTGTCTTTAGTTTCATTAGAGCAGTGCGGGCTGGTACTACACCACCTGCACCTGGGATTTTGTCTCCATGTTCTATAAGGAAGTCACTAAAGACAACTTTAGATCTAAATGGAATATACTGTACACCATATTCAGCTACATGTAGAAGTACATCTAGTCTGAATTCATCCATGTCTAATAGTTCTGATGCTTTAACTCTAAGGTATCTTTCAAATCTATTCTCATGGTTACCTGGGATAAAGTATATTGGAATATTTGGAAATCTGGATCTGCAGTAATCTAAGAATTGTCTGCCTGCTTCTATTTCTTGCTTGAAATGAACCATTCTTGGGTCTTTCTCATGGAAAGAGAGTTGGTAAAAGTCTAACATGTCACCGTTGATAAACAGGGACTCTATGTTTTGCTTTTCCATCTCATTAAATGCTGCTTCTATAGCATCATTATCTTGATATGGTATATGAAGGTCACCAATAACTCCTACTGAGTTGCAACCTGATGGGAATATAAAAGTATCACGCTTGGTTGCATAAGACTCGGGGAGGAATTTTTCTTTCATATTTATGTCAACTTTAAGTTCTTGCTGAAACTGTCTATTCTGTAAATGTTTTCTATGTGCTTTACCATATTGACCTCTATAGTATCTTACTTTACCATAGACAGATTCAAGAGAACTAAGAGCAGGATTTTCAGAATAGATTTTTTTAGCTAAAGTTTTTGAAGGAGCTTCTGGAAACCTTTCTAGGTAACTCAGTACTATTTCAGTATCTTTACTTATTGTAGCTTGGTTTCCGGGAATTCTTTCCATATCTATTAATAATATACAAAAAAATCAGCTTATGTTTACTACTAAATTAGTTAAACGCGGAGGTAAGTTAGTTTATCCTGATGATAAATCAAAATTAAATTTTCAGATTTTTATTGATAAACTAGCTGATGGACAGCAAGTTGAGATCTTTATGGGTCTTGCTTCTGACAATGCCTCATTAGCTCAGATTGCTAAAGTGCATGCATGCATACGTGCATTAGCACAGGAATCTGGCTATACTTTTGATGAAATGAAACGAATTATTAAGACCCATGCAGGTCTTTGTTATGATGCAGAAGGTGCAGAGATTTGTAAATCTTTTGCTGACTGCAGTAAAATGGAATTGGCTCTAGCAATAGAGTCTTGTGTAGAAATAGGTAAAGACTTTAATCTTAGTTTTTAAGCTCTTCATTTACATTTTTTTCAGCATCAAAATCTTTTTCTTCAAAAAGATTATTATCTGTAGCTTGTTTTTCTATTTCTGCAAGCAATAATGTAATTGTATAGAAGGATCTTTCTTCTTGAGAAAGTTCAACATAAGATTTTTTAATTATATCTTGAATTAAATTCTCATTAAAACCTTTTTCTTGAAGTCTATTAAAAAGATCAAATAAAACAGATTTTACCATAATGTAATATGTTTTATTTACAGGGACATGAATTATAGCATCTTCCTTGATTTCTTTTACGGTTACTTTAGCCATTATATTATACTTTTTTAACAAATATACATGATTATGAATAATATATTAGACATTGATGATTATAAACAAAAAATATTTAATAAACTTGAGCCTAGTGGCTGGGGTAGAGTTCTTAAACCTTTTATATTTAGTTTAGAATTTGAAAAGATTCTTACTGATTTATACAATATGTCAAATGATGGTAAAAGGTTTACACCTATATTAAAAGATGTATTTAGAGCCTTTGAAGAATGTCCATATGATGAACTTAAAGTAGTTATAGTAGGACAAGATCCTTATCCAACAATTGGTGTAGCAGATGGTATTGCATTTAGTTGTGGTAAATCTGAAAGAGAGCAACCTTCTTTAAGATTCATTCTTGATGAAGTTGAGAAATTATACCCAAACGGGTATGAAAGACCTCTAGACCTAGCAAAATGGTCCCGACAGGGTATACTTATGCTTAATACAGCTCTGACAACTGAAGTTGGTAAGATTGGTCAGCATTATGAAATCTGGGCTCCATTTGTAGCCTATGTGTTTGATTATCTTAAAAACTTTAATCCAGGATTGGTTTATTTGTATTTAGGTAAAAAATCTCAGGAATGGTCTGAAACATGTGGAGATAATTGTATTAAATTTACAGCCTCACATCCTGCAAGTGCTGCATACAATGGTAGCAAATGGGATTCTAAAGGTGTCTTTGGACAAGTTGGAGATACTGTACAGCATTTGTATAACTATAAAATTATCTGGTAATGAGAGAAATCTTTATTAGGATGAACCAAATGGGCTTAACACCTAACATGTTGTATGTTCTATACTGTATGCACAGTAATATTATTCCAGATAAATCTGTCAATACTTCACTTGAGGTAGCCAAATTATTATCAGGTAATTACCTGACGGAATCTTTGGAATTGTCAGGTAATAGCCTTAAATTTATAGAAGAAATTGATGGATACTTCAAGAAATCTAAGAAGAAAACATCAAAAGATCTAATGGG